TGTTGGGTCAAGTGGAGTTCCGCCATAAGTTATTTTCATTATATTTTCAGCAATCTTGTCTCCAATAGCATCAGTTAATTTCTTTGCGAGCGCATCTCCAAAGTTTTCAAATGCACCAGTTTCTCCTCTTAAAACTTTTCCTAAAGCATTCCCTAGTTCATCAGTTAGCCCTTCCATTATCATTTTATTTACTCTAAAAGCTACATTTTCCATAGCAACACTTGAAGCTAAAGTATTTAGTGCAATATCTTCCATTTGTTTTGCAGTTAGTAGTTGTTGTTTTCTTATTTCTAATAGTGCTTCCCCGCCATTTCTTTCAGCATCTCTAAGATTGCTTTCTGCTTGGAATACTGCTATTTGAGCATCAAACATTTTTTTCATATCAGTACTTACTGCTTTAAGTCTATCTAATTGTCCTTTATCTCCAAATATAGCATGTTTACCTTTTGCCATTTGTAGTTGAACTTCATTTAACATAGAAGTATTTTCAAAAGCAGCTTTCGATATTACTGAATACGCATCCATTTGTCCTGTTACTTGTGCTAGTTTATTTTTGAATTCTGTTGCATCGTTACCGTGTTTTTCTTGTCCTGCTATTATTTGTTCATAACCAAGTCTCATTTGCTCCATACTTATTATCACATCTTGGTATGCTACTTTTGGTAAAGATTGTATATAATTGTTTAACTGTTTACTTGCATTTGCTGTAGCTTCTGCTACTGCTTTTATTGCTTGTCCTTGTAGTATATATTCTTGGCTTAATTGATTAAGTTCGCCCGCTGATTTATTTAATTGGTCAGGCTGGTGCTCCACCATTTCTGCAAACTCTTTAAATCGTGGATTATATTCTCCTAGAATTAATAAAGTATCTCTTAATTCTGAACCAAATTCTTGTACTTTTTCATTATTTGCACCTAATGCTATTTTCATTGCATTATAGTCATGTATTCTATTTGTTAAATCAGCACTTTGAAATGCATTACCAATTGCTTCTATTTCTTGAGAAGCAGTTTTAAATAAACCTTTTTGAAATACATCTCTTGTTTTTCTAAGTTCATCATTTAACTGTTCTTGCGCTCTTGTAAGAGATTCCGTTTTATTTTCTAGTTCTTCAATAGTCTTGTCTACTTTTCTAAATTGATTAATAAGTTGTTTTGCCATCTGGAAAATCATGACGGCCATACCTATAAACCCTGCGAATCTCATTATACCTGAAGCAACTCGTCCTAAGCTAACGAATCCCATTTTTATAGCACCCATTACTTTACCATGCTCTGCTTGCATAGTATATAATTCCATAACAAATTTTGCTCTCATTCTTGCAAAACCAACTGAAGATTCTACTACCATTTGTTGTCTTTGTAATTTGAGTAAGTTAAATGTTCGAGTAGCTTCTGCTCTACTTACTTTTTCGAAAGATAAAAGACTTGATTCTTTTGCTTTTAAAGACCTTTGATATATTGCTAAATCTTTTTCATCGGCTGTACCAGCAAGCATTCTTGCTTTTCTTGCTTTTGAAGCATCGGTGTCCCCTTCTAATAGTAAGTTTCCTAAATTTTCTTGTACTTGACTAGCAGCACCTCTAGTATCAATTGTTGGTATTGCCTGTCTTAATAACCCTCCAGTAATACTAGCTGCAAACACACCCATAGCTGCGGTTGCTGACTCAATATTGTTTACTAAGAAAGTTCCGAAGAATTCAGCAATTGGTCCAATAAAGTTTCTAAATCTATTTAGTACTTCGTCAAAAGCTACTGATAATTTATTAAGCTGATTAACACTGTCATCTCCAAGCATTTCTGCAATAGCTCCGTATCGCTCTTCTGATTGACGAAGAACTTCATTTGCAACAGCTTGAGATTTTTGAAAAGTGGTAAGTTGGTTTTTATTAAGACCTAAAGCAGAAGCATATCTAACAGAAGCTTCTTCTAATCTTAGTATAATACCGAGTTCGTCCAAGAGTTCAGGTTCCGCTTTGGTGACACCACGAACAAGACGGTTAAATGAATCAGTTACATCTCGACCGAGTGCAACAGAAATTACTTTGGCAGCTTCACCAAGCTCTTTCATTTGCTGTGGTGATAGTCCCGCCGCTAATCCTATAGCAGCTGCCTGGGACGCTTCTTTGAATGTTATTTGAGCAGCTGTAGCTGCTTGTATTTCACGGGCAATAGTTTTCATTGCTCTACCCGTAGTAGCTGCAAAAGCTTCTTGACCTTGTGCTAGTACTCTAAAGTCAGCGGCGTCTTTTAAAAATCTGAATAGAGCATCGAGAGCAAATAATTGGGCTGCTAAAGTAGCATATGCGGGAACAAGGCCTCCAGAGATACCTTGTGACATTTTACTGAAATTTTTAGTAGCATTAGATGACATTTGAGAGGCACCTTTCATACCTCTATCTGCCGACCTGGCGTTTTTATCTAATGTATTAAAGCCTGAACCGGCTTTTTTAGCGTCTTTTTCAACTTTATTTAACCCACTAGCGGTTACCTTAAAGTCTACCTGACCACCTGATTTCTTTTTTCCTGCCATTACCTTTTTGCTTTTCTCGAAGCCTCTTTCGACTTACGCCTTACTTCTTCATTTATAGAAGTTGCTTTTTGTGAATCAATGTGTTTTAGAAAAAACACTACTGTCTTTTTATCTTCTACTTCATAGATGTCTAGCAGTTCTCCAAGTCCTGACATGTTCTTGCCCATGTAGTAACCACTCATTCCATCCCATGTGTCTTGTAGTAGTCCATGTATGAAAAATGCCATCTGCACTTCAAATGGATACATATCCATAGCAGGTGGCATTTTTTCAGGGTCAGGTTCTTGTCCTAACTGCTCACATATAGCGAGGTATTTGTCTAGGTCAATACTCTTATCAGAATATTGTCTTTTTAATAGAGCAAGTATTTCTTTTACTTGCTCTTCGTAAAATTTTCCAAATCACCTAACATATCAGAAACCCAATTATCAAAATCGCCTGAATTTTTTAATAAAATCTCTGCGTTTTCTTCTGAGTAATCAAGTTCATCATTAGGGTCTACATCGCTAGTATCTACTAATAGAAGCTCTTCTAAGTAAGAATACTTTAATCCTTTCCAGCCTTTTACAACTGCCTTAGCATATTCTACTAAGAATTTGTCATTATCAAGCTGTTCTTCATAAGCCCTAGTCCTTTTATTTAGAACTTGTTTTACACTTCTGTTTCTAAGTTTTAGCAATTCTTCTCTTGCTAAGTATGTTAGTTTGACTTCGAAACCATCCATTCCTGGAAATTCGATTCCTACTGTCTTGCTTGGAGTTAACAAACTCTTTAGTGATACTGGTTGTTTTACTTTCTTTTCTTCCATAATTTTCCTATAAAGTGGGAGGCCGAAGCCTCCCGAGTTTAATTAATTTTAGCCAGCTGCGTATGTTACTGCAACTTCGTTTGTTGCGTCTGCTGCTGTTGATGAAGATAAATCTGTTGATAAGCCATGGAAATTGACATCGACTGATATTACATCTTCAAAACTGTGTGTTGGTAATTCTAAATGAGCGTTTGCTACATGAACATTACAATGATTTGCTTCACTACTTCCACCTATGCTAAATTTAAGGTCGAAGTTATTTGTGATAACGCCTCTTGATTCTTGTAGTCTCTCAAATAAATCTCTTGAACCGTTTGCAGTATCATTTAAGTAACAAGTAAAGTTACCGGATACTGTTCTAGTTCCCATCACATGTCCTAGTGGTAAATTAACTTGACCAAGTGTTTCAGGTGTTAGATAACTTAGATTATTTTCAATAGTAATATTACCACCTGTTAAAGTGATGTTACTACCATAATCTGTATCAGTAGTTCCGTCAGCAGCTACATCAAGTGCTGAGTTATTTACTGTACCTGTAGCGTCACTTATATCAAAAGTTAATGCTAGGTTTGTTAATTTTTGTCTAATAAAGTTAGAAGTAGAGTCTACCCCTTGTCTAATTAGACCTAATGTTGTAGTAGTAGCTAATGCATCACCGTTAGCGTAAGTGCTAGCGGATGTTCCTGTATTAATTGCTAATACTTCATCAATATTTTTTGCTTGACCTGACCATGCAATCTGTGCGATTCCATCAATGTCAAAATCAATAGACGCTGTACCTGTAGAACAATCTACCAATTTGTAAACTGTTACACCGTCTTGACCTGTTTCATAGACACCTGTTGAGTTATCTTTAGCAGCACCAAGCACAAAGTACATATTAAATGTTCCAAGTGTTACTTGGTTGGAGTTACCCCAATCAAAATGCTTTGGCTCGTAAGTTGCAGCATTATTTGCAAAGTCTCCTGTTCCACTACTTCCGATGGCTCTGTCATAAGTATTTGCTGACATAGATGCCCATAAAGGACCTTCTACTGCGAATACTTCATTACTACCACCTGCATGGTTTCCACTTGCTCCAGCAGTTCCGCTGGTTGACAGAGTAGGTCTCATGTAAGTAGAGAAACTCCATTCTGCAGGTGCAAAAGAATCAGTAAACATTGCTCTACCTCTTTTGCTATAACCTGTTGAATTGGCTGCTTCATTTAGAGTAACTTCAGAAGTATTTGTGCCTTGTGAGAATGAAAAACCATCTAACACAGGAATCTCAAAAAGAGCTGTGTTAGCAGAGGCTCCATCATAGCTCCACTCCATAAATACTTTGGTATCTCTATTAAAGAAAAATGCCATTATTTTCTCCTATTTAATATCGAATCTCTACGGTTATCTCGCCGACACCGAGAGGTTCTAATACACCTTCGTCTGTTGCTACTGCTCCGATTGTTGTCTGTACAGTAGTCTGAGACGCTCCCGTTGAATCGTAATATGTAAGAGGGTCATTGTCCTCTAACACTGTTTCAACATCTTCTAACAACTCTTCTAGTGCTTCGATGACATCATCATCGTCTGACACATAGCAACGAATTGTTAATCTTAAAAATCTAAATCTAAATCCTCCGCCGTCATATTCTCTAGTTTCATTACCTGCTCCTACATGAACTGTAGGGAACTCTGATACTTCATCCCAGAATTTCAATCGCCTTTCTACTTTAGCGACTGACGACCTAAAAGGAGCTTGCCCATTTATATTCTCCAGTTTCAGAGCTAGTGCTTCTACAATGGCTCTGCGACGCGTCGAATATCTTCTTGCTAATCCCGATTCCATTATACTCTCCTAACTTTGAGAAACTTGTCTCCTATAATACTCTGTGCTATTTCTCTTATAGATTCTCCAATAATTTTTCTTGGGTCTCTATATGTACTTCCTTGTCTAAATCCTGGTTCAAATGTTTGATAAGGATTCTTCATATAAGTATAGTTTACTTGTAAACCACCTCTTGGCCCAACCATGACATCTTCTGCTTCTACACTTTGTGCAAATCTTCCTGTTCTATAATTTAGTGCAGGACTTGTCATTTTACTTGCAACTACCTCTGGTAAAGATGCATTTAATAAAGCTTCTAATGCTAAAGGATTGTCTGCGGTTTTCATTGACTCCGTTGTTTTCATTGGTGTCTTTTTAGTTTTTCCGCCAAACTTTCGTATAGTTTTAGACTTTTCTTTTTGTATTTGTTTTGTTCTTGCTCTTGTTCTTTCTTTTTCTTTATACTTTGCTTCTTTAACCAGTTTTTTATTGATTTTAAATCTCATGTCTGGCATGCCACTTGCAGTTTTCATGGCTTTTGGTACTTTTGCAAATACCCCTCTTTCCATCATTTCTGCTATAGATAAAGAAGCTGTTTTTTCGGCATCTCTTGCGAATTTTTCCAATAAATCTTGCTCTAGTTGTGCAAAGAATCCATCTAATCTTTTATCGCCTTTCTCATATTTTCCTGAGTCAGCTGCATTAGCTAATCTATTATCTGACCCTAAACCAAATACAATTTTTATTTTTAAATCTTTTTCAGCAAAGTTATCATTAAATAAATCAATTTCACTAAACCCCTCTAAGGAATAAGCTGCATTAAATTTTTCATTTACTTCTTTTGCTATAGTTTGAACAGCATCTGCACTATATCGTGTTCCATTTCTGTTTCCACCATACTCAAACATACCTTGAAAATCTTTGCTTTGCATTTTTTCTAAGAAATGTACCATTTTTACTGTTGAGTCATTTCTTTTATATGTTCTATCGTTTGCACCACCAGCTTTAAAGTCCCCAGTGTGTAATCTACTACCTCGTCTAGCTCCTTTTTTAAATTCATCGGCATCTTTGTCAATAGTTCCAAAAGAATCTTCCCCAGTGCTTGCTAAACGTTTTTGATTCTCTCCGACAAATGAGCTATCGTTTTCTAGATTTATAGCAGTTTGTCTTGCTATTTCATCTATTACTTCTTTTTGCGCTCTATAATGTCTGTCTGGGTCTATAAATTTTCTACCGTCTTTACGAGTTCCTTCTCTACCT